TGAACTTATGCTTTCTACAAAATATCGCCTGCGTCTTGAGGGTATCTGTAGAAAGATTGTACAAGGCGAAGAAGTTCCTTTGGATGACATGATCTGGGCAAACAAGATGTCCAAAGCAAACACCACTGCTAGAACGTGGTTGAATCGTGCCAGGAGAGAAGTAATGAATCCTGGTGATGGTTTTTACAATGACATGAACTTGGGATCACCAGACCCATCAGATCATAAAACTGCATTTGGTGATGCTGATGATATAATGGAGTGGTTCCGTGAAGATCGTAGCGATGACTGGAGACAAAGAGACTAGTCTCAAGGCATGGTTCAAAAAACTTTCAACACCTAGTCAGATATTTGGTGGGATGCCACCATGCCCTTTTGCTAAATCTGCCCTTCTAAAAAATAAGGTTGAGGTAATTGACTACGTAGACTTCCCGCAGATTGTGGGATACATGGCAAAGAAATGGAATAAAGAGGTAGTTATATTTGTGATGCAGGACCAGAGTGCTGTGTGGATAACAGATCTGGCAGAAAAATGCAATAGGGTTTACCCAGAGTTTTTATTCTTAGAAGAACACCCTGACCTTGTAGAGAAAGTAGGTGGTCTTCATTTGAATAGTGGACTTGTTCTCCTCCTAGTACAGAAAAGAAATGAGTTGGAGGAAGCTAGGGATGAACTGAAGAAAACTGATTATTATGATAAGTGGACAAATGAATTGAAGGAAAGAATTTTCAATCGATAGATACTGTGTTACAATGTGGGATCCTAGCTTCTAATGGAAACACCGGCAGACTTGTGGCAAGACATGGCAACCCTCAACGCACTATATGAGGAGTTATGCTGGGACCCTGAAGTAGTTCTAGAATTTATTCCTGACTACGAAAACGACTGTATTATTATTCGCAAACAGAATGCCTGAATTGAAGGATTGGTTGAAGTCAATCAACGAAACCAAGACTAACCTTATTGATGATGATCCTCAATTAGAATCGAAGTATCTTCCATACATTGTCAATCGATGTTTGTCTGGTCACATTGATTCGTTGATGTATGCCAACGAGATGAATATAAATCACTGTCTTGATTATAAGTTACAATACGACTTTTTACTAAATACTCTGAGATCTAAGAAGAGATTCTCTCCTTGGGTCAGGAAAGATGAGCTAGTGAATCTCCAGATTGTCAAAAAATACTACGGTTATTCTGACGAAAAGGCGAAGCAAGTGCTCCCTCTTTTATCTAACGAACAGTTAGACATTATTCGACAAAAACTTGAGACCGGAGGGTTGCAATGAATAGTGGAGAACCGATTTACGAATGGTCCCCTGCAAAGATGATTGAAGTGGTTCTGCAAGAACCAGATGATTTCCTAAAAGTCCGTGAGACACTGACTCGCATTGGGGTTGCATCACGCAAGGAAAAGAAACTTTATCAGTCTTGTCATATCTTGCATAAGCAAGGAAGATATTTTATCGTTCACTTCAAGGAACTGTTTGCTCTAGATGGTAAGAGAGCAAACTTGACTATCAATGATGTGCAACGTCGCAATCGTATTGTCAACCTATTAGTTGATTGGGGATTGATCTTGATCTCTGAAGAGAATCTTGCAAATATTGTAGACGTTTCACCTTTGAATCAAATCAAAGTAATCTCTTTCCGTGAGAAAGGTGAGTGGTCACTAGAGACTAAGTACAATATTGGTAAAAAGAAAACCCAAGAAGATTGATCGGTTTTCCGAACTTCAAAATTTTAGGTAGTTCTATAAATATGTGTGGATGCCTTCGGGGTCCACACAAAAAACATCTGCCTTTATAGGAGATCTACTATGTCTAACATCGAGAAATTTCGTGCAGCCGGTCTGCCGGATCTAATTGATCGCATCAATAAGAATGCGCTTGGTTGGGATACATCATTCAATCAATTTTGGGAGTCCAACACTGTTGGTAACTATCCCCCATACAATATCATCCAACTTAGTAACCACGAGACACGCCTAGAGATTGCACTGGCGGGGTTCAAGAAGGAGGAAGTCAAAGTTTACTCTGAGTACGGCAAACTTGTCGTTGAAGGTAAGCATAGTTCTGAGTCAGAGGGTGAATATGTGCACCGTGGTCTTGCCAACCGTAGCTTTGAGCGTGCTTGGACACTCAGTGAGGACGTAACAATTGATAGTGTTACTTTTGAAGATGGACTTTTGATCGTAGCACTAAAGAAAATTGTGCCCGATCATCATGCCCGAAAGGAGTACCTCTAAATAATACGATGACAGTCGTAATTTAGTGTACAAGAGAGTCCTCCACCATATAAAAGCATCAGATCTGCGGGAAACTGCAGGTCTGACTTTGCGTTTTAGGGAGGACTTGAATCCTAGGTTCTGGATTGGTGCTAAACTCAGACCAGAAGTGCGCCGTGCACTGATGAATTTCGCGAAAGCGTTCGCAGACTTTGTTGATCTAGAAGATTCTGCAATCCAAGACGTGTTGATGTTGGGCGGCAATGCTGGATACAACTACACCCAGTACAGTGACATTGATGTTCACCTTGTTATTGACCCAAAATTTATACCACAATGTGATCCGGATCTAATTTCGGATTATTTTATGGACAAGAAGACGTTATGGGAATTGACTCATGATGTCAAAGTCTATGGAGCACCTGTAGAACCATATATTGAACGTCCTGGGATTACTAGAAAGGTAAGTCAAGGTGTCTATAGTGTTCTAAAGAATAGATGGGTGCAGGAACCACAAAAATTTGATGGTGACATCGATGAGTTTGAACTGACTAAGAAGACAAACAACCTGAAGAACAAGATTGACATCTTGATTCAGACAGAGAAACCTGAGGCACTCAAGTCAATCGTCAAGAAACTTCGTGCTGCACGTTCATCCTCTCTTGATAAGTATGGGGAGTATGGGTTTGAGAACCTTGTTTTCAAAGAGTTGCGGAATTCTGGGTATATTGATAAGATACGTAAGTCCATGGTACAATTGAAGAACAGGAGACTATCGCTTCCATGATCCAAATTCTAGTATTGAAGAATGATTTGGTTCTGATCTCACGAGTAGAAGAGATTGGTACTGAATTGGGGGAACCCGACTGTAAACTCATCAAACCGTATAAGGTTGTCGTGCATGATGGTGGGTGTACCGATAACGTAACTTACGAATCATGGCCAGAGTTTACAGAGCAGAAAGAATTGATGATTCACTCTGATAGTATTCTGACCATAGTTGAACCTAACAAGCATCAACTTGAAAAATACCAGCAGGTCACTGCTGAATGAGATTTTACACTAACGTGCAGATGGTTGGCAACGACTTTCTGGTTCGTGGGTATGAAAACGGTAGTCCTATCAAAACCAGAGAGAGCTATCAACCTACATTATTTGTTCCATCACGTAAGAAAACTCAGTTCAAAACACTGGACGGTAAGTATGTCCAGAGTATTCAACCAGGTACAGTCAGGGATTGCCGTGAGTTCTACAAAACTCATGGTGAGGTAGAGAACTTCGATATCTACGGTAATAATCGGTACGTATACCAGTACATATCTGATAAGTATCCAGAAGACGAGATCAAGTTCGACATCAAAAAGATGAAGGTGGTCACCATCGACATCGAGGTGTCTGCTGAGAAAGGATTCCCCACAGTAGAGAACTGTGATGAGGAAATGCTTTGCATTACCCTACAGAATTACGCCACTAAGCGTATTCTTACCTTTGGTGTGGGTGCATATAATAATACTGACCCTATGGTCAAGTATGTGCAGTGTAATGATGAGTATGATTTACTCCAACACTTCATTACATACTGGCAGAGTGACACTCCTGATGTGGTAACCGGGTGGAACTGTCAGTTGTACGACATTCCGTACCTATGTAAGCGCATCACACGTGTGCTTGGTGAAAAGGTAATGAAAAAAATGTCTCCATGGGGTCTAGTGACTGCTGAAGAGATGTTTATCATGCATCGTGAGCGTCTTGTCTATGACATTGCAGGTGTTACAGTCCTTGATTACATGGACTTGTACAAAAAATTCACCTATAAGGCACAAGAAAGTTATAGATTAGACTACATCGGTGAAGTTGAACTTGGTGAGAAGAAGTTAGACCACTCTGAGTACGATAGTTTCAAGGAGTTCTATGCTAAAGACTGGCAAAAGTTTGTCAGGTACAACATCCAAGACGTGAGATTGGTTGACTCCCTTGAGGAGAAGATGAAACTGATCGAACTTGCCATCACTATGGCATATGACGCCAAGGTGAACTTCACAGACGTGTTCTATCAGGTACGGATGTGGGACATGATCATCTATAACGACCTGAAGAAAAAAGGTATCGTTATCCCACCTAAAGCAGATGAAGTAAAGAACGAAAAGTATGCTGGTGCCTATGTAAAAGAACCAAAACCTGGCATCTATGAGTGGGTTGTGAGTTTTGACTTGAACTCATTGTATCCACACCTCATCATGCAGTACAACATCTCTCCTGAGACCCTGTTAGATGAGAGATATCCCTCTGTCAGCGTCGATAAACTACTGAATAAGGAAGTAGACCTGTCGGGTCTTGAGGACGTTACTGTGTGCCCTAATGGCGCTATGTTTACCACTAAAACACGTGGGTTCCTGCCCAAATTGATGGACAGGATCTACAGTGAACGGGTGGTCTTCAAGAAAAAGATGATCCAAGCAAAGAAGGAGTACGAAAAAACTCCTACAAAAGCGTTGGAGAAGGAGATTGCCAGGTGTAACAACATTCAGATGGCAAAGAAGATCCAACTAAACTCTGCTTATGGTGCCATTGGCAACAATTACTTCCGGTATTACAAACTAGAGAACGCGGAGGCGATTACTCTGGGGGGTCAGTTCAGCATCCGTTGGATTGAAAACCGGATGAATCTATATCTAAACAAATTACTCAACACTAAAGACCATGACTACGTTATTGCTTCCGATACTGACAGTATCTATTTGTGTCTTGATCTACTTGTCAATAGTGTATTTGATGTACAAAAAGTTTCTAAAGAGAGGATTGTTGATTTCATCAACGACGCCTGCGAGAAGCGATTTGAACCATACATATCGAAATGCTACGAGGAACTCTCGTCCTATGTGAATGCTTATGATCAGAAGATGTTCATGAAGAGAGAAACTATCGCTGAACGTGGCATTTGGACTGCTAAGAAGCGATATATCCTCAACGCATGGGACATTGAAGGTGTGAGGTTTGCTGAACCAAAACTCAAGATCATGGGTATCGAAGCAGTCAAGTCATCTACACCTGCACCTTGTCGTCAGATGATCAAAGATGCTTTGAAGATCATCATGAGCAAGACTGAGGATGATGTGATCGATTACATCGAAAAGTCACGTCGTGAGTTTAGAAAAATGGATCCTGCTGCGGTTGCATTCCCCCGATCATGTAATAATCTGGACAAATATAAGAGTACATTGTCCATTTATGGGAAGGGTACACCTATTCATGTCCGAGGTTCATTGCTTTATAACCACTACCTGAAGAAGCATAAGTTAGACTCTAAATATAATGCTATCAACAATGGCGACAAGGTAAAGTTCTGCTATTTGACCAAACCCAACCCAACTCAAGAGAATGTGATCTCTTTTGTGGGCGATTTTCCAAAAGAACTGGGTCTAGC